TTTCACATTTTTTGGCCGGTGTATCCGGCACGGCTCCAAAGTGTCACTTAAAAACCGATAGGACAAGCTTTATTTTTTAACTATTTTTCACAAAGTACATTTTACCCCCGGTTTTATTGGCTAAAATAAGAGAAAAAAAAATTTGACTAGGGCGGATAGCCGCCGACGATTGGCGTCAAGTTTTAATGGTTTTGCATACTTTTAATCGGTTTTCACATGGCGGGAAATAAGAACAGCGGCAACCGAAACACGCCCAAAAACAAGACGCCACTTGATAAGGAAAAAGAAATTTTATCACACTTGAAAAAGGGCAAGGGATTGATTGAAACAGCGGCCTTGACCAAGACCAGCCGAAACACGGTGAGCCGCATCCGATATGAGAACGCCGACAACCTCCCGCAATGGCGAAAAAATACGCTTGAGAATTTAACCCGTGTCCATGACAAACTTTTACACAATATCGAGGAAAATATAGACAAAATTCCAGCCGCCGCCAAAACCATTTCGCTTGGAATAATTTCTGACAAAATTAAGGACATGGCGGGCGACGGGAATCAGATTGTGGAACACAGACACGTTCACATTAACCACGGCGACCTTAATTCCCTCCTAACGGATAAAAACACCGCTAGTAATGACGCAAATACACCAGAAAATGACAATCGGCCAGAAACACGGCACACTCCGGCCAGCCCGGCGGATATTATTGACATTGAGCCGCAAAAAGAATCACAGCACGAATCACAGACGGGGGGAGGGGGTTCGCGTTGATCGCCTCGTCTTGCTACATAATGGGTTTTAGCGTCATAAAAATTTTTACAAAAAGGCGATGAAGGAGACAGAACTTGCAGCATTCCTTGGAGTACCACGGCAGCAGATAGTCGCAGTCCGCAAGGCAAACCCCGAACACACATTCAAGGTAGGCCGGGCAATCCACTGGACATCAGACGGCAAAGCCTTCCTCTACAAAGAACTCGGACTGGATAAGCCGCTGGAACCCGAAACCCCAAAAGAAACAACCGCAATCACCCAACGCTGTTACTTTCCAAACCGCCATTTAGTGGAGGCCAAACTCAAAGACGGAAAACTAATCCTAGTCCGCGTAAAAGACTCACATATGTACGTCCCAAAAATGGAAATACCCATAAAACCGGACGGCAACGGCTGGACAGTTACGCGGCATCCGAAGCGGCGGGGCCGAATATGAACGAGCAACGACAGGAAGAAGCCTTTCGAGACGCGCTGGTTGACCTAATCCAACGCTTCTACGACGAGTTTGATCTTACCTATTCGCAGATGCTTGGCGCACTGGAACTTGTTAAGGCAGACATGGTGGCGGACTGCAACGACTATGTGACTGTGCCGATGTTGGAGGAAGCACTGGATTCCGAAGAAGACGAGGACGACGAAGACCCACCAAACATACCGAAATAATGGCTTTCACCCCCACACCACATCCAGTGCTTGTCGTGCCGTCGCAGGACAAAATTCGCTCGTTTGTGGAGCGCGGGGAAGAAGGCACGGCGGAACTGGCCCGCATACTGGAGCAACGGGAAGAACTAATCCGACTGGAGAAGGAAGACCCATACCGCTACGGATACGAACCCCCACACTGGAAAGATGCCGACGAACTCTGGAAAGGCTGCGGCGAACTCCTAATCCAAGGAGGCAACCGCGCTGGAAAGTCAGAGTTTGCCGCCAAGCGCATTGTGCAAATGATGACGGCAAAGAAAGGCGCGAAAGTATGGGTACTCGGCATGACGGCGCAATCCAGTATCCGCGACCAACAACAACTCATTTACAAATACATCCCGACCGAGTGGAAGAACATTAAGAAGGGCAAAGTTCAGAACGTGAGTTTCAGCCAAAAAAATGGCTTCACCGAAAACACGTTCATTCTCCCAAATGGCTCGCAATGCTGGTTTATGAATTATAGCCAAGAAATGCGAGTGATCGAGGGTGGCGAGGTGGACATGATCTGGTGTGATGAGCTTGTGCCGTTGACTTGGATTGAGACGCTGCGATTTCGGCTGGTTACGCGGGCTTCAAGCCACGAACTATCTGGTCGTTTGCTACTCACCTTCACGCCCGTTGACGGATATACGCCGACCGTGAAGGAATATTTGTCTGGATTTAGAGTGCTGGAAACGCGCCCAAGTCCGCTTCTCCCCGACACCGTGAATGTGCCGGGATGCCCCGCTGGAACCATGCCGTACACGGCGCAGTGTAGAAAACCCAACTCCCGTGCCATGTGGTTCTACACGGACATGAACCCGTACAACCCCTATGAGGAAATGAAAAAGACTCTCAAGGGCGAGAACAGCATACAGATTAAGCTGCGAGCGTATGGGTTTGCGGAGAATTTGTCGGGGAATCAGTTTCCAAAGTTTTGCGACTCGCACATTCTGGAAGCCAACAAAATCCCCGAACACGGAACCAACTACATGGCAGTTGACCCGGCTTGGAACCGGAACTGGTTTTGCCTCTGGATTCGCGTGGACGACCGGGGGCGCAAATTCGTTTACCGAGAATGGCCAAATCGTCACGACTATGGGGAGTGGGCAGTGCCGGGGGAGAAGATGGATGGAAGTCCCGGCCCGGCGCAGAGTGTTGGGGCTGGGCGCGGCCTACCCGAAGTGAAGGAAATTATTGGCGAACTGGAAAACGGGGAAGATATAGAAGCCAGATACATAGACCCCCGCGCTGGAGCTTCGCAAGCCGCTGGGCGCGAGGGCGGCACAAGCATCATTGATCTGTTGGGGGAAGGGGAAGACCCGATGTATTTTGAGCAAGCCGCTGGAATCTCAGTGGCGAACGGACTGACCATTGTAAATGATTGGTTGAATTTTAATCAGTCTGAACCAGTCACGGCAGTTAATGAACCAAACCTTTATGTGAGCGAGGAATGTGGCAACCTCATATATAGCTTGCAGGAATGGACTGGAAAAGACGGGGAGAAGGGCGCGAGCAAAGACCCAATAGACACACTCCGCTACCTTGCCGTGATGGAGCCGATTCATGTGACTGAACTCACGTTTGCCGCGTCTGGAGGGGGAGGATATTGAGCATTTACGAACTACCAATTTTGGTGAAACCAGCCGACGTTGTGAGCGTGACGGGGTTGAGCCGCCGAGAACTACTTTTACTGGAGAAAGCCAAAGTGTTGAGCGTTTTTAGAACGACTGGAAACCAACGCCGCTTCTACCGGGACGAAATAATTAAACTTTTGAAAGAACAAAAAAATGGAAACAACTGATAAGTTGGCAATGGCGAGTGAATCGCCAGACATACGAGAACTGGCAGCGGAATATAGTCGTAGTTTACACGATGGAGAGTCGCTGGAAAAAGTGTCTGCCGTAGATGATGTGCGTTATACGCGGTGGGAAGGACAAACGGACGATGGTCGCAAGCACAGTGAACACTTGCCCGATGGGGATGAGGCATTCCCGTGGGAAGGCGCGAGCGATACCCGCATTCCGTTGGCCGATCAAATCATCAACGACTCCGTGGACGTATTGACCACTGGATTTAGCAGGGCAACGCTGAAAATTGGTGGAACCGAGATAGGCGACGTTGAGACTGCCGCCGTGGCGAACAACATGATGCGGTGGCAGCGCGACACCAAACTCTACCACACGCTAAATCGCGAGGCCGAACTACTGGCCCAATACGGTCAGCAATATGGTTGGAGCGTTTTGTTTGTTGGCTGGGAGCAGAAAAGTGCAGTTAAGGCGCGGACGTTAACGATGCAGGAGATTGAGCAGTTGGCCGCGCAATCTGAGGGGGAACTTAACGCGCTACCGGAGATGATAGCCGACCCCGAACAGGAACAGCAAGTTGCCGAGATTCTGCAAATGCAGTCACCGGGGATGAGCATGAAGCGGGCGAGGGAAGCCGTTGGAGAGTTGAGGGAGTTTGGTGAGACACAAGTACCACAAGCCTACTTGGCCACGAACCAGCCCGTAGTGGCTGCGCTCAAGCCTTGGGAGGAAGTGAGCTTGCCGCCAGAGACGACGGACTTGCAATCGGCGCGGGTTATATTTAGGCGCGTGTTTTTGAATGAGGTGGAGTTGCGGGCCAAGATTGTGGACGAGGGCTGGAACGAAGACTGGGTGGACTCAGCAGTTAAGACTGCGGGCAAATCCACAGAATTCCACGACTTCAGCCAAACAATATCAGACATGACTTCCAGCCACATTGACCGGCAAGATAATCTGATAGAAGTGGTTTACGCATACACCCGACAACTGGACGACAACGGCATACCGGGAATCTACTACACGGTGTTTAGTCCAATGGCGCAGTCGGATGACGAGGGCAACGACACCTTCGCCAAGCACGAACTACTGGATTACGCGCACTGCCGCTACCCATTTGTGGAGTATCGGCGCGAACGCCTAAAACGCCGCATCACGGAGAGCCGTGGAGTGCCAGAGATTTGCAGCACTTGGCAGGACGAAATCAAAACTCAACGAGACGCCGTATATGACTCAACCAGTTTTGAAACGCTGCCGCCAATCATGGTGAATAAGCGGCTGGGTCTTGCGAATAAGATTGGCCCGGCAGTGCAGTTGCCAGTGATGAAGGCTGGAGATTATGAGTTCATGCGACCCCCGGCTCGCCAGCCCAGCACTGCATTTAATCTAATAGAGGCAGTGGAAAGGCAAGCGGACGAATACTTCGGTCGTGCGAACCCGGCAATCGCGCCAGCCCAAACCCAACTCAAGCAACAGCGCATGGTGAATAACTGGCTAACCGTCTGGACAGAAGCATATCAGCAAATGTTCCAGTTGAGTTTGCAGTATTTGTCGCCAGAGGAAATTAGCCGAATCACTGGAACCGACATAGTGCCGCCGAGCGATATGTACCAGTTTGATTTTGTGTTGAAGTTTGATGTGCGGGAACTGGATACAGACTTCGTAAATTCCAAACTCTCCAACATCGCGCAGTATGTTGTGCCGCAGGATGTGAGTGGAGTGCTGGATAGGAACAAACTAATCTCCATGATAACGCGGGCTATTAGTCCCGACATTGCGGAGGAACTGGTGATTGACCAAGCCCCGGCATCGCAGAAGATGTATGAGGAAGTGAAGTCGCAAGTTGGTCAGATGATGCTGGGTAACGAACCCTCCTACACGGAGAAAGACCCGGCGGCTCAAGCCAAACTCCA